AATACCCTTATTTAAGCTTGCAATCGTACTAAGAAATAATTCTACTGTTCTTTGGAAGACCTGATACCAAGTATTCCATCTGATCAGCAAGAATATTTCTGTTCATGATGATCAATTGTTCGTAATAGTTTGGCACATAAGGTAGATAGATCAACTCAAGCCTTGCTTCCTTGAGCGTCTTATTTCCCTTATGAGTGTTACATCGCTTACACGAGGTAACTACGTTCATCCAAACATCTGTACCTCCGCGACTGCGAGGAACAATGTGATCTCTGCTTAAACCAAATGAGTTAGGAAAGTGTTCTCCGCAATATGCACAGACATTACGGTCACGACCAAACAGAGTTCGGTTAGACAGCAATACTCTTCCGTGCTTGTTGACCTCGAAACCTTTTCCTCTTACCGCGATGATACTAGGGGTTTCAATGTAAGATTCCCTACCATCATTCTGAATTCCTCCACGGTACCTAGCAACAATAGATCCCAGACTCCATGCAACATCGTTTTTAGCGTGTTTCGTGATGGCATCGTCGTAGGAAATCCATGCTCTAGGTGTACCTGCGATGTCCAATGCTAAAACTGACATGATCTTCTCCTATTTTGCTACAGTTACCTTTTTCAATGAATCTCGACGCATCAAGACTTCTCTGGCCGTTCCTTCTTTAATGACCCTGAGATATTCAATGCCGTCAATTATCTTTACATCGCGCTGATTGGCGCAATTAAACTTTTCCTTATTGTATATATTCTCAAACACTGAGCTATGTTTGTTCATAATCATTCTCCTTAAAAATTGGTGCGGGTAGAGGGAGTCGAACCCCCACGATTTTATTCGTCAGGACCTAAACCTGATGCGTCTGCCAGTTCCGCCATACCCGCAATTTGGTGCCGCCTGTTGGTAACGCTCCAACCTAGTGTGCTCTTCAGGCACATGCTAATCTATCTCAGCTAAAGCGGCATTAAATTTACTTCAACACATTCTGCCTGTCAACTCGGATGTAATTCTCCAACTTTTGATTCAGATCTTGAACTTCCTGCTTAGATGCTACCTCAGTGGTAACAACTGCGACGGGCGGTTCAACTACGGGAGGCTCACAAGTTTCTCCAGCAGCTTCCATTGCAGCACGGATATCAGGATCCTGACGCATACGCTCACATGCAGCCTTGACCTTTCCCATCTGATACAGGGTGTTGACTTGCGTGATCATTACGCAGTTCTTGTCAACAGTAGTCTTACCACCGCTCAGGCCAACTACACCAGTCTGAATACCACCACTGACTGAACCCAAGCAGGTAATCTGACCAGCGGTTAGGTTAGGTGCAATGGCAGTAGCAACTGGAATCCTACGAGCCTCGTAAGTATCACCGCCGATGTTTACATCAGTAGTATTACCTTGCGAAGCAACATGATTCTGATTACTTGAGTTACCACTGTTCGCAACAGACTGAGTCTGTGCCTGATCCTGCGCCTGATGCTGACCCTGCTTCTGCGAATTAGCAACATCAAGATGGTTGTCTGCACTACTGTGGCTAGCATTGTTTACATCATTCTTGATGACGTTGGTGTTCTTGCTCACGGCATTGCTGTTGGCAGTGTTCTTGTTTACGTTCGCATTAACATTCTTGTTGACATTTGCGTTAACGTTCTTGTTAGCATTTGCATTGATGTTCTTGTTTTCAACATCAATGTGATTGTCAACGTGATTTCGAACAATGGTGCCGCACGCAGAAGTACGACAACCAACAGGATAATGTCCTCCTCCACCGTAACTACCACCTGCATAAACATTAGTGGTAGCCAACAGTGCTGCAACACCGACATAAATCACATTCTTATTCATAAAATCCCCTAATATATTTGTAATATCAATGATTGGTAGGCCCGGAAGGTACCGCCCCTTCTTTTATGGGTTAAAAGCCCATTACATCACTTTAATGTTTCGAGCCCACTTTTATCGAACACAGCTAGAATAGCAAAAAGTAATGAGAAATGCAAGAAAAAAATGCTCTCTCAGAAAACAACGTTATGTTAATGTTAAATGTGTGACAAACTGTCTTGCTGAATTAGCCCATGTTACATCTTGAACGGTCTGTGCTGCCTGTTTTCTATCCAATGAAAGACATTGTAGTGTGGCAATTTCTAAATCGCTATTCGTGCTGCCGTTTATGCCTTCTATTATCTGATCTATCGGTCCAGTAACCGGATAAGCAGCTACCGGTGTTCCGCAAGCCATTGCTTCCAATACCACCAATCCAAAAGTGTCGGTTTTGCTGGGAAATATCATGACATCTGCATTTTGATAATAAGACGCCAGTTCAGCCCCAAACTTGTATCCTACGAAATCTATCTTGGGGTACTTGGCTGCAAGTCGAGCTTTCTCAGGACCATCACCTACTACAATCTTTCTAGTTTGATGACCCGCAAGTTCTAACTGACAGAACGCTTCGATGTTCTTTTCTTTGCTAACTCGCCCCACAAACAACAGCGTGATAACATCGCGCCTAGTTCGATCTTGAAATGCAAAGTGTCTATCACAGCCTTTGCCTAATACTCTAGCATGAGAATATCCTAACTCTTTGCGATTAGATTCAGAAGATACCATGACAAACTTCGATCTCTTGTGAAACCAATCAAAATACCACTTCGTATACTTCAAGGGTATCCCAGTTATCTTTTCTATAAATTCTGGAAACTTGGTATGATAAGCGGTGGTATAGGCTTTTCCTAATCTGTCCAAAACTCGCTTGGCTTGTAATCCTAGAGGTCCCTCTGTAGCAATGTGTACGATCATCGAATCATTCATACCCTCGTCTTGAAGAATTCTCTTCATCTTTTTCTTGCTGCATAGAGATAGGGAGATCTCAGGATAAAAAGGCGCACTCAGTGTCCTAAACATTCCTGGATGTATCACAGTTACCGAATAATTTTCTGGCAGATGCGAAAGTAGATTCGCATAGGTTGTGACTACACCATTTACCTGAGGGTGCCAAGCATCTGTGATTAAGATGATTTTTGGGCTAACCAATTGATAATCTCCCAACGTCCATCGTAATGTTCAACAAGTGCAGTGCAGCTTTCTACCCAATCTCCGTCGTTCATATAAACCGTGTCGTTTATAATCTTGATATCTGCATGATGCACATGACCACAGATAACACCATCAACTTTTTTTCTTTTGCAATAGTCAACAAGCAATAATTCGTAATCGCTAAGATAACTGAGTGCTTGTTTGGTTTTGTATTTCAAATAGGCACTTAGACTCCAGTATTTCATACCAAAAAGATTTCGAACTTTTTGTAACCAATGATTGACTTCTAGTAACCAATTATAGAGTACATCACCTACATGATAGAGGATCTTAAGCTTGATTCTAATCACAGTGTCAAACACATCGCCGTGTATCACCATATAAGTTTTGCCATCTAGCGCAGTGTAGCGATAGGTATTACATAATTCTATATTACCAAAATGAACTCCGAAAGGTATCAAACCTCGTAAAGCCTCATCATGATTGCCTGCTATGTAGATTACATTGGTGCCGCGTTTAGCTGCGGTAAGTATTCTACGAATGACATTGGTATGACTCTGAGGCCAGAAAAACTTTCTACTTAGGCGCCATCCATCTATGATATCGCCCACTAAGAATAGATTTTCGCTGGCACTATGTTTGAGAAAATCGCAAAGTATGTCAGCTTTGCAGCCCTTGCTGCCTAGATGAATATCTGAGATAAAAATTGATTTATATTTCTTCATAGTAATCTCAGATCACTATTTATCTTAAGAAAATGACTAGATGTCTTTCAATCGTTTATCATAAGCGCGAAGTGCGGCGTGTTCAACCTTTTCTTCATCCAGTTTAAATTGAGTCTGGATTTCCTTCATGGCCGCAAAGAGCACTCCCAATTGATGTTCAAGAGCAGTTTTTGTCTTGCTCAAATGCAACGCATTCACATGATTCGCACATACTGTTGCCAAACGATTGCTCTCTTCCATCAGAAATACTAGAGCTTGCTGCTTACTATCTAACATATATTCTCCTAAAAATAATGGAGCGGGATAACGGAATCGAACCGTTGACAAGAGTTTGGAAAACTCTAGTTTTACCATTAAACTAATCCCGCATTTTTTTGACTGTAACACATTCAAGTCGATCTGTCAACTGCTATGCTTGATCTACTGACTGAGCTAAATGGGCATAATTTGGCGACCCGTGGGGAATTCGAATCCCCGATTTCCTGCGTGACAGGCAGGCGTCTTAACCGCTCGACTAACGGGCCTAAGTCTGGCGTGCCTGATAGGATTCGAACCTACATGTAATCCAGTTACCTTTCTCTTCGTTCGTAGCGAAGGGGGATACAGACACAGAATCAAGGAAGTCCTAGCTTGAAATTCTTATATACCATCACTCCCTTATGGGTGATCGATACATATTGAACAAATTTGATGAAGCGAGGATCTACATTTTGCTCTTGCATGTGATAGATCAATGCTGCATGTACCACACTAGTAGCAACTCCCCATACGATGACATCTGTCTTACTAGGATGTCTACCTAGGATATGATTCTTTTCATAGAATCTATCTGGTTGCGAAGCTATCTTGTACGTCTGTACTACGTCTACTAGATGCAACGCTTGCCAGGCGTATTCTTCTTTAGGTAACTTTTTGAAAATATCGTCTGAAGCTTCTGCATTAATTGAGAATAGTGTCAACAAAAGAATTGTCATCATACGATTCATAAATTTCTCCTAAAATTGGTAGGATGCCTGGGGGTCGAACCCAGATCGAACGGATTAAGAGTCCGGTGCATAACCGCTCTGCCAACATCCCATAATAAGTGTGGCAGGTGCGGTATGTTGCTCTAGGCTTTACAGTGCCAAAAGCATGCCCATGCTCCTTTTACTTTCCTTACCACGGTGCTTGATTGCCTTAAGAGGGCTTTTCTCGCAGTCAAGCCTGCGCCGAACTAACGTACTCGGAACCGTCGCGAATGGTGCCCCAGGAGGGACTTGAACCCCCACTCCTTTCGAAAGCGGATTTTGAGTCCGCCGCGTCTACCGATTCCACCACTGGGGCGCAAAATAAAGAGGACATTTTTTCTGTAGTATGCCCTAAACTGCGGACTACATTTATTGATCGCCTGTCCTCGCGATATGGTTTAGCTTGGGACGCCTACACGCACATGGTACCACATGCTATCGGATTTGTCTAACCCTTGCTCCTAGTTCAAGACGTTCTTGATCTTTGCTAGACGGCTACACCATAAGGTCACCCGCTGTCTGACACTTCACAATGTTTCGTCCCTACGGACTCATCAGAGACAGTAAAAATATATTACTTGATCTTAATTTCGAAGTCAAGAACTTTTTTGGAGTTACGGACTGGATTTGCACCAGCATATGGAAGCTTTGCAGGCTTCTGCTTCACTGTTCAGCCACCGTAACATCATATAAATTGGTAGCGGGAGACGGAATTGCACCGCCGATCTTCAGGTTATGAGCCTGATGAGTTGCTACTTCTCCATCCCGCAAACTGTGAGAGTGACACCGTGAGGAATCGAAACTCTATCAGAGCATTTGGGTGCCTATCGAACTTAAATGGTGGAGATGGACGGGATCGAACCGACGACATTTAGCTTGCAAAGCTAACGCTCTCCCAACTGAGCTACATCCCCATTTTTCAGATCACTTATTTAGAGTGAACAACTTGCTCTGTTTAATTTCACTGAAAGCAGCTTCAGACATCTTCTGACCGAATGCAAACATTGCTTTAGTATAGGCACCTTGTGCCTCGGCAAATACTTCAATCTCACGCTTTACTGCATCGTTTGGTACGAATGAAGCGAAAGTCTTGGTTGCCTGAACAGAGTCGTTAACCCATGAATCTACTGTGTACATAATAATTCTCCTGTGTAGACAGTTATTTATCTTGCACTGCATACAAAATAAGATTCGCTTTTTCGCTGCGTGGATGGTGCAGCTTGGATCTTTTTGAGATCTACCACATGGGGAGCGGCGAACAAACTCTAGTGTACTAGGGGTAAATTAAACAGGATTTGATCTAGCAAATGCTTTTCCTGCTGCGGACATATCACGTTCATCTGAATAATGTTGCAACGGAATACCTTGCTTTCTTACGAAGTCAAACATAGCAGATGCTATACCTTTGCGACGATGATCGCTATGTATTTTGAGGTCACCTATTTGTATCCTATTGTCCATTCCAGGACCAAACGGCAAATAACCAACTTCGTGATCGTTAATAAATGCGGTTACTTTGCCACTAACTGTATCATCATCTGGATAATACTTTTGTCTAAGACGTAAAGTTAACTTTAGTCCCTTAGATGTCACAACTGTATCTTCTATTGATAAAGATTGTTTCCAATTGTTCTCAATTTCAAATAGACGCATACTGTATTTAGTGTCACTGTAAACTGGTGCCTCCTGGTGGTTACGCTCCACCGTATTCGCATTATCAGTACGATATTCTACTATTGAATTAAGGAGGCGATTATGGAAGTATCGAAGTTCTCCTTTTAAAGTTTTCGGAAGGGGTGAGATTCGAACTCACGGTCCCCGTAAAGAGACGACAATTTTCAAGACTGTAGCAATAAACCGCTCTGCCACCCTTCCATAAAATTATTGTTTGTATTTGATATAGTTGTCATTCAATCTAAGTTCAGTTTTAACTTTAATTTCATTACTGGGTATGCAATATTTGTCTCCAGATTCAGTTACTATGAAGATAAAATCTGACTCAGTTGGATCAAAATTACTAATAACATTACCGGTACGATTAGGACGTACTTTTTTTATTTGACACATATAAGTACCGTTTTTTTGAACTCTTGTTGTTTTCACTTGTACTTTTTTTAAGCCATCCATGTCAACAATCAAATCATAAGATTGATTGTCGTTTAAAGGCAAACTTACAACAAGACCTTTAGATACAAAATATGATATGGCTAAAGCCAAACCAACCGACCCTTGAGTGACTGTGTTCATTCCATTAAAATTAAGCATTTTCTTCACAAATAGTTTACTAAACTATTTATTAGCCTAAAATCTTCCATAAAAATATTCCCAGCAGATTGAGAGTATTGCCATATCCGTTTAAAAGCCATAGATGCTTTCTGTTGAAATATGTTTGCCACCACAGCAATTCTTCACTAGGAAGTTATATCGCAACAGAGTGTTTTTCCCTCGGCAATCAGGTCAGTTGGTTAGACTTCCTCGCTTTCGGACTCTCAAAGTTATTTAATCAAAAAAATAAGTGCGGTCTTTGCTGTGGCAGGTTAACCGCATACTAGCATACACGGACCACCGCGGCTAGTAACTGCCAGTTTGCTTCTTTATACAGGTCATAACTATTCCTGTAGAAGTTGATTAGCCTGTGTTACTTGCCATCACAGGTTTCTAGAAACTAGAGATACTTTTCTGCATTTTTGAGCAGATGCAAGATGTTTGCTTTACCCACAGGATTCATAGAATGAACTCCATAGTCAGGCAATTGCAGCTTGCGATCCATACAGAAATCTACCAAAAACTTAGCACAGTCATATCCAGTCTTTTCTTGAGACTGCATATCTGCATAATGCTCAAATGCCAAATCGTGGTCAAACGAAATGTATTTGGGGATTCCATAAGTTTTGATAGCATGAACAAATTCATCATAATTTCTAACGATGTGCCAATCATCACCGACAGGCATTCTAACATCGTCCAAAAAAATCTTGTACATAAATTCCTCATTTTTTTCGAGACGATGTTGAAACACACTCGGCAATGTGCTGAAAGTACCGCTTTATGATCTTTAATCGTTATGTTTTAGAATGTGTTCAATATGCCATATTGAAGAACACTGTACGGATTCGAACCGCATTGCCTGTAGTGGAATCGAACCACTGAGGATATCTCCCCCATCTTCCAAATGCCAGTGTACTTCAATATGGTGTCCCGCACAGGGAATTGAACCCTAGAACTAGTATTGCACTACCACAAGGGTAGCAGGCGGACCGTCGCTCTTCTTGGGACATAAACTTGGCTTCCCACCACGGTACCGCCCCGCGTTCTTCAGTTTTGGAGACTGATACATCACTTTAATGCTTGTGAGAAATAAATTGGAAGACTATAGCTGGAATCGAACCAACTTCTTTCATGATAGAGTTTCCCGTTGCAACAGGATTGACTCCTAACATGAACGCATGATCCGAGTGTTCACTGGCCAGATCACACTACGCACATGCTGTATAGTCTATAAAATAAGTGGAGTTGGGCTGGATTCGAACCAACACAAATGCGACTCTCATAGCGTGGCCACGCTGTTAGAAAGGGGGGCTAACCACTTGCCCATTACGCACATCCGACTCCATAAATGTAAGAGCAAGGTTGGATTCGAATCAACACTTGTGCAACTCTTGCGAGACACGCATATCCACAAATTGTCCATTACGCACATCTTGCTCCGTAAATAAATTTGTGAGTGTGACGCCTCCCTCATTCGTCACCATTTCACCCATGTACATGCTGGGTTAGAGGTACATAGTAATAGCAGATACTTGTCAGTTGCCATGTTGTCGGACTTGAACCGTTGACTCACACAGTTTTCGACGCTGTGCTTTCTCTGCATCTATACTCACAAAACTTGGTGGACTGATTGGCCAGCAACAGCCAATGACCTCGCGGGTGCTCCGTTTACTCTCTTATTGCTATCGACAGCCCATTGAATTTGGCGTCCCTACTGGGTGTCGATCCCAGTACTCTACCTTGAAAGGGTAGTGATATAGCCAACGTTATCTATAGGGACAAGATAAGATGGTGAGAATACACGGCAGCATTGAACTTTCGTTCGCATTCTGTCTCACCGCAGGTTTTCCGCTAACAACACTTTCTGACCCCTACTGGACCGACTTTGCTTATCGTTCGTCACATTCTAAGTGTGAAGACCAGAGAATCTCTCTGGTTCGGTTTCACATCTACTCATCTTACTCGCTGTTGTCTTAGTATAATTGCTGGTTACTAATCCAGCGTCACAATATGCTCCGGGGTGACAGTCTCCGCTGTTACGAGGTTCAGGTAACAGTCTGTAATAAACTATTTTGAAGAACACACTCAACATCTTGCCCTTGATTCACTACTGCTACTAGGGGCACGTTCTAGCGTATTCATCAAAATAGTCTAATTAGTATTCATCATACTGAAACACACTATGCCACGCTCTGAACCTGGACTCTTAGTAGTGTGCTTCAATATAGTTACTGGTTACTAATCCAGCGTCACAATTTGCTCCGTGGTGACAGTCTACGCTGTTACGAGGTTCAGGTAACAGTCTGCTATTTGGTGAGCAAGGTAGGGTTCGAACCTACACCGGAAACCGGACTTCAGGGTTACAGCCTGATGCACTTCCACTTATGCGTCTTGCTCGTAAAAAAATAAGTAGCGTCCCACCCTGTTGATTCAGGCTATGACCCCTCATCAGAGTCCACGGCGCAATGCCGTTAGAGTTGATTCTCGTATCGACATCTTCCTTGGGGGAAGATGGTGGGATAAATCTTCATACTCAAACACACTCGGCGATGTGCTGAAAGTACCGCTCGATGATCCTTAATCGTTATGTTTTAGAATGTGCTTGAATATGATGTCACTCTCCTGACCACTTTTAACGGAGGGGGTAGAGCCTTGAGTGACTTGTCTTAGACAGGCTTTATTCCTGGTTTAAACCAACCATTCTAATTGGTGCCCCAGAGAAGAGTCGAACTTCCGACCTAATGATTACTAATCATTTGCTCTACCAACTGAGCTACCAGGGCGATGCTATTCTAGAATCATACTCCCTTATGGTTGGAAGCCAAAAGCAGTGAACTGTTATTTTCATTCAAGTATGATTTTAGAATAGCAAAGTTTTCACTTTGCTATGACAGGGTCTCTTGCCGAAGCCTTACCGCCCTGCCCTGAAGTCTTACTCGCTACGTTTTCACCATAGCTTTCATGTGTTCAGTCCGCCTGTTCGCAGCTTATTTAAAGTGCCCTGCTGAGACCTCGTTTCTCTTTAGCACTTGTTCTGTGTTGACAGACTACATCTACTTCCCATGTCTGTCAAGCACTGTATTTTTTACTTGAATACTTGCTTCCTTTGTTACTGTGAAATCAATTATGCGCTTTTAGTTTTCAAAAGTCAAGAGTTTTTTCAAACTTTTTCAATCTTTCGAAAATCTCGTCACAATCGATATCAACATTAGAAATCAAATTTCCTGCTTAGTCAATACCCCAAAACAAAAAACCCCGAGTTTTTTAGACTCAGGGTTTTGTTTAACATAAAATATATTGTGTTACACTAACCCTGAGCTACTCCAATACTATCTTGCACAGAATACTCATATCCACGACCGAACGAGAGTGACCAAGTATTGGCTACTCTGGTGGGTGCGAATGTTTTATTAGTCTGCTTCAACATACTTTTATTTATACCTGAATCAAAATTACTTGTCTTGTGCAGGTGGGGTGATCGCTTCAACTGGGGCAGCGCCTGAAGCAACAACTGCGTCGGCTGGGGCAGCTTCAACAACTGGGGCAGCTTCAACAACTGGGGCAGCTTCTGGAGCTACTGGGGCATCAGCAGGCTTCTCGCCGCAAGCTACTAGAGCTAGAGCAGCAACAGATACTAGAACGATTGACTTCAACATGTTTATATCTCCTTTGATAGTTATGTAAAACGTTTTCAATACTACATGACAAACTTTATTTAGTACAGTGGGAATTTACCCAATAAATAAGCACATGGATTTTACTGCTTTCTCTCATGGACAAATCACAAGCAAGTTATGGTTGTGCGAAAATCTTGAACCGTATCTCGTAAACTATAGCAATACCGCAATTCTTGGTTCTTGGTACAACACTTTAGGATTTATGCTGATGAACCGGAACAACAAAAAATTTCTAAATATTACAGGGATAGACCAAGATCCAAACGTGAAGATTATCGCAGATCAAATTTGCAATGCTTATCTACGAGATTTTGATGGTCCCATAAACAATATTACTGCGGACGCACTCACACATGATCTAAAGGTGTTCGACACTGTTATTAACTGTAGCTGTGAACACATGACAGACGATTGGTTTTCGTCTGTTAACTCTAAAACTTTAGTCTGTATCCAATCAAGTGATATGGGAATCGCGGGTAGATGGGATGTGTCGAACCCGACATCAGACATAGATAGCTTAGACAAGCGTTTTCCGCTTACCAATGTTCTATTTCAAGGAATTAAAGAGATCACTTATGCCGACTGGAGCTATAAACGCTTCATGATAATCGGCTATAAGTGATCTAAGAGCGTACTAGGCTACAGTTTTACCTATAGCATTGATAACTGCGGCAATCTTTCCAACATGCTGTAATTCTTGAACTAGCATGCCTTCCTTCTTGAGCGTATCGTAGTGCGCACGGACACAGAAGTGACACTTTCCAATGATGCTTGCAGCCAGTGCGTACATCTCAAATTTCTTCTTTGAGACTCCTCCATGAGTCACATAAGCATTCATTCTGAGTCCAGCGGGCAAACCTTTCAATTGTTCATCACCAGTCATTTCAACGTAAGGATACCATACGTTGTTCATAGCCATCAGACTAGCGGCAGTTTTTGCTGCTTCTAGTTCTGAAGTGCCATAAAGAGGACTAAGCTGTTCGATATTAAACGCTAGTTCGCCATTACCTGCTGAAATAGCAGAAACGTATGCGACTGCGTGGGTGTCAACAGCATCCAACGGACTACGGTTGATAACAGCATCCAGATTCAAACGAATATCTTTTGAATGATCTGGAATGCTGTCCTTGACTTGGTCGACCCAGTTTATCATAGGGTTGATCCGCCAATCTGACGATTGCATGGACAGAGTTCGTCCGTTTGTAGTGCATCAAGAATACGCAGAGTTTCTTCTGGGCTACGACCAACATTTAGATTGTTGACGGTGACATGCTGAATATTGTTATTTGGATCAACAATAAATGTAGCGCGTAGTGCTGCGCCAGCAGGTTGGTAGAAAATACCCAATTGATTTGCTAGTGAAAATTCATCTCGGGCAGTATCAGCAAACATCCAACTATTTGTCTTCTTTAAATCTTCATGTGCTGAACGCCAGGCTAGCTTGCAGAACTCATTATCAGTTGAACCGATCAAGAGAACAGCATCACGATCAGCGAAATCCTTGTTCAACTTGTCATACGCAACGATCTCAGTGGGGCAGACGAATGTGAAATCTTTAGGGTAATATACGATTACCTTCCACTTGCCTTCAAAACTTGTATTCGTAATCGTTTCAAAAGCATCATCTGGAGTCAACTTACCTGGCTTAACACCTGTAATTGTAAAAAATTCAATAGTATCTCCAATCGTCTTCATATGAATCTCCTCTGTATAGTTTTGTAAAACTAATTAGCTGAGAAATAAACTAGTGAAAAATTATTTGAAATACTCTTGATATATTGCCCAAAGTGCGACTAATAATGATAGAGAATAAACAATTTTATTTGCGAGTTGTGCTCTAGGTTTGACTTTGAGACAGTTCTTACAAGAACTGCTCATCGTTTGCGAGTCTTTGGATTATGTGGGTTAGGCTGAGTATGTAGTTGTGCTCTCTGCTGTGATCTGGCCCATGGAGCACTGGTGCGGCCGGGTTGCTTCAAGATTTGCTTGATCAGCTTTTCACCTGCATTTAGTCTTTTTAAATTAATCACGATAGAGTATTTATGTCACTTGAAAAACACCAGAGCCATCAAAATTGCTTGCCCAATAAACCCAACACCAATGATAATGATAGGTACGATATCTCTCTGAATGATCGCTTTGGCAAAGAACAGACCCAGCCCTGCCCATAAAATCAAGATCATATCGATTGGGGGTGTGACATCTGTCAATCCCGTCATTAATCCTAGCAGCGAAGGTATGGTAACTGCATGAAGAAGAAGCATGGCTGCCCAACCTAATGATTCGATAGAAACATGTTTTAACTTGTCAACGAAAACTCGCATGGTGGTGTTTGACCATTCGACAACTTTTGAGTAGACACCTGAAATATTCATAATTAACCCTCGTAAAAGATATGATTTCCGATTTTAGTAATGCGCTTCAAACGCCAATTTGGATTGACATAGTCAGCATGATAGTAGAGTGAATCTTCTAGAGAAGGCAATCTAAATCCTTCAAGTAGAACTTTTTTGGCTACTGTATAGCTTTCATCATATGACTGGCGATTGATAGGACGAGTTCGATGAATGCGGTCGCAATACCATGAAAACTGGCAAACGATTTTTTCCATAAACTTATTTTTTTGATAGACTACGCCGCAGACAGAATCAGGAAATTTACCACTTTCAACGCGATTTAAAGTAACCTGAGCGACTGCGACTTTACCTTCGAATGGCTCATTGCCTGCTTCACGATAAATGTTAATTGCCAAACAATCTAATGATTGCTCAACTTCCTGTACGGTCTTATAGTCGGCAGTTGTCTGACTCTTTTGAAAATCAAGATCGTTAAACTTGCGTTCAACTATTGTATGGGTAAACATTACAACCAATGTTACGCCAATCAATAAGTAAAAGGTTTTGAGCCAATTTTCCATATTGTTTCTCCTATGAGACTTGCCTATCATAGATAGCATAGTCTAAGCTTTCTTCAATCGCATTGCAATGATTTTGAGTTATTGAACCCAGCAATCGCAATTGCACTCAATCACACTGTCTATTGCCTGTTGATCGTTAAATGTTGCAGGCAACAGAGTAGAAGATGTATAAGCAGTATTTAGATTGGGTGGCAATATGTTGCCTGCATTGAGCGATGTGCCTGGTCCTATTGGAACATTGGTACTTACGATAGGACTGTTATTGTTCAGAATAGCACTAGTGTTGCCCGCTGCCGTGCCTCCTGCCGAAAGCAAATCGTCTTGAGTAGAGTCGTAGTATGCAATAGGATTAGGAGATAAGGCAACATTGTCACAATTCTGAGTAACTGACCATGCTGGAATAGTATAGTTTCCAGTAAGACCCACGATACCATCAACCGCTTCTGGTAAAGTACCAGCGGTCAATAATACTTTCTGTTGAGTTATTGAGGGTAAATCAGGAATGTTATTATCAAGTGGAATACCTATTTGTTCAAGTCTTGCTTGATTTCTAGATTGTCTCATTGTTCCAACCACGCTTTGACCACCAACTAAGCATGGATCTGATAGTGCTTCAACCGTCTGAGCAGCGCCATGCGGGAAAGTATCCTGAGAAAATGAAGGCATTGAATCTACGAAGCTGAGTATCGAACTTGGATACGGGTTTAGTCTGTTATCTCGCGGGACTGGCACAGGAGGTAATGCATTAAATCTAGTACGCTGTTCGATCTTTAATGCCTTTCCAGTGATATTCCAATTCAGATTTAGTATCTGAGTTGCCTCGACATTTGATGGAGTTGCTGTACTGATAGCCAGAATCTCTGCATTTGCAGCAGTGATGTACGCTTGCACTGCTGAATCCATATTTCCAGGACTGAATGTAGGGGGACTTGCGACGGAAGCACCGAAGTTGTTGGTCGCACTGGTACCAGGATTAGTAATCGTAGTTCCAATAATCTTACCAAACGTAGTCAAGTCTTTCCAGTCTGTGCCGATTGTGCATGTAGCAGTAGCACCATTGTTCAGAGTTATTACTGGTGCGCCAGCACCATCTCTTCCATAACCTCCGCCAGCGTCTGTGATCTGAATGTCGGTTAATTGCCAGTTTCCTGGTGTGACTTCTGTTGCTACAGCAGTTAATATCGCTTGTTGCCATTTTACTGCCAGATATAAGTTTGAATATATCTGAATCAAAGTAGAAGATTGAAGCTGCTGAATGCCTTTCTTGATATCTTGTAGAGGATAGGGCAGACCGCTCATGCACCCGAAAAAATCAGAATAAGTGTAGGTGCCATACACGCCACTTCCAAGAGCTATTTTACTTAATCCCTCATCGGCCAGCGTGTTGTCTGTAGGTACATTAGTGCCATTTATCAACGGCAGATTGGCATTAGTTTCTATCGAGTAGACTACTTGACCAAATCGAACGGGATCAACCTTAGTAATGTTTTTGATTTGCATCATAGACTGAGCAAATGCACCGGCAGCAGTAGCTTGATCTGGAGGGATAATTCCTTGCAGATATGAGCCAAATCCGACTGGCAAACCTTGTATACTCTCAGTCATATTTCTTTCTCATTTTTGCTGATATCGTCTGAACAAATTCTCTAGTGAGTTTCTTGCCGAGCCGACTCCAGTAATTATAGATCCAGCATTATCATATGCTTCTGCAATGCTGCCCAAAGATTGAGTGTCAGCTAAACTGGCAACAGCTTCTTTAACAATCGCTGGAGATTCAGTGGGTGGCGCTACTGATGGAGTACTTACTGGAATAATAGTTCCTACTTGCGCTTCGACAATTGAAGATGTCAATGCTGCATTGACTGCCTTATCTGCGTAGATAAGGTAGTAAGTTTTACTGTTGGTAGGACCGGTTTGAGCGTTATACAGCGGTACTGTCAAGGTGGTGTAACTGTTGGGAAAACATTTTTTGACATTAAGAAGATCGGCTAAAGATGTAATATCGCGAGTAGTGCATTCCAGAATCTCTAGCACAGTCGCTAAGTCAGTATTCTGAATAATTAAGAACGCTCCGAATATCTTCTGTTCTTGTGCAACACTGATACCAGAAGCATTAGGATTTAGTATTGTTGCGATTTCAGTCTGGGTTAACTCTGCGCCTAATAGTGCAAGACTTACTGCTTGCGTAATCGCATTATTTTGCTGTAGTGTTTTCAGTAAATTAGACGGCAATCCAAAAGTGGCGATCTGTGCCAAGTTCAACGCCTTACCCAAGTTCATTAGATCAGATCCAAACTGTTGAGTTGCCAGACTTACGCCAGTGATGTCTGCACTCATCAAATCATTCATGTTACTATAAGTACCGTCTAGAAAATTCTTTGAATTTTGCAATGCGACAATAGGAGAATTAGATGATGATAGAAATCCTTGTGCGCTTAGAAAGCTTGAAGTGAATTCTTTGTATTGTATATTGCCGTATTCTGGATCCACTGGATCTACAATACCGTTCCAGTTGAAGTCATTGTATCCTTGCAGTGCTAGCAATCGTAAATATCCCCACTGAGTTACACTAAAATTAGGATTAGTCAAATCATAAGGCAACCAGGTAGCCGCTTGTCCTTGATAAGAATTGCCAGTAACTGCATAACCTGTATTGACCTCACCAAGCCATTGATCTGATGGATCTTCAATTTCGTAAGTAGGTGGTTTAGAATTGCCTAGTGCAGGTATGACATTAGCACCCACTGTGATGAGATTAGCATAGGTGGTATTTGCAATGTTTGCGTTACCAGACGGCTGACCATCAATAAAGGCTTGATGAATTGCGTCAGTTAATAAACTAAGACAGGTCTCTGAGATGATGTTGCCAACAACATAGTTATTGTTATCAGTACTTGATCCTATGTAACCCACTACCGCCGGATTGATATTCAACCCTTGATCATTTAGCATAGAGCCAAGAACATTGACTCCAAGCGGTGACTGTTTGCCAGAATTACTCATGGCACAAACACATCTGGACTGCCTTCAGTGATCTTGTGACCACATGAATTAGGTGAGCCTTCTCGTAAAACTGGTTCACCCTCACAGAAAACAGTAGGGCTTCCTGCTGTAGTTTTAGCTGATCTATGAGGTGGATGCGAAGTTCCGTATGGTTTATGCGAGGATATTTCAGAGGTGTGAAGGCCCACAGCTACCCCATTGGCAAAAACGGTTTTTGCACCCTTTTTGATCTGGCCTCCAGCGTTATTCTTATCCCCAACTCTGCTCAGTTTTGGCATTCTTCATCCCATAATTACCTTTTTGCTAGGTACACTCAGGCCAGTAGTAGCTTGAATGTACTGGGACTTGATGTTCTCATCTGTAAGTCCAATCATAGCAATACTGTTAGTATTTAGCTCTACCGAACTCTCGATATTGTAGGTAAACATGCTAGGAATCAACCCAGGTTTTCCACTTGGAGTTGGCCCAATTGAAACTGGATTTCCAATAATCAAGCATTCGTCGCCTATTTCTAAAACTTTAGCAACAACTTCTTCGCCGCTATTCAATTTAAATGTGTAGATTTCATCAATTTTAAAGTTCATAAATCACCCTAATTTTCTATTAAGTTCAGTGTAGCCGCCCACGTATTCTTCGCCCAGAAAAATCTGAGGCACAGTCTTTGCTGTTGGCACTGATTCCAACAATTGCTGTTTAGTCCAGTTTTCACCAATGATTCGTTCTTCATACAAAATACCCTTCATATCGAGCAGATTTTTAGCTGCCACACAATAAGGGCAAGTAGGTTTGGTCCAGATAATCGCTTTCATAATCTCTCCTTAGGCTGATACTTATAGCTCGGGCAATTCATCATAATTAATTGTTGAATCCATCAAACCTATGACGTAGTTTGTTGATTCATTTTCCTGCAAGGCTGTTTGTTTCTTGCTAGTTTCGGTGTGTTTTCGAAACCATGGAATAGGCGTATTTTTTGGTGCAGTGGTGTTATACTTAATACCGATCTCTTTAAGAGCACCGATGGCGGTATAATCCACGAAGTCTTTGAGAATATTAGCATTCAGTCCGATGACTGGACCTTTCTTGAATAAGTAATCTGCCCATTCCTTTTCTTCTCTGATCACATCCAAATACATGTTATACACTTCTTGTTCACATTCCTGTTTTGCTTGTGCAAATCTAGCATCTTCCTTGACAACCTGATTGATGATCCAAGCTGTCCATTCTTTGTGTAATAGTTCATCTTGTAGAATCAAGCTGATGATATTTCCATTACCAATGAAGATCCTGTTCTCGACCATGGCTAGTGATGTTGCAAATGATACCATGAATCGAAGTGCTTCAAGTGCATAGCTGGCATTCAATGCTAGCCAGATTGCTCTGATGTGATCCTTTTCACTGACCAGCATCTCTCCGATCTCTTTCTGACAATTCAGCTTATGCAGTTGATCATAGTAATTACCCACACTGCTGGCCATATCTACGATTTCTTTAGTGTCATGAATAGTATTGAATATTTCTTTCGGCACATTGTAGATGTTGCGAATGATGTGGCTATAACTGCGACTATGAATATTCGTTTCAAAAAAAGTCCAATTGTAAAGTAGTGCTTCCAGTTCAGGTAATGAAACAACTGGTGTGAAAATCTGCGATGGACCTCTACCCTGCACGCTGTCTAGCGCGGTCTGTCGCAAGAGGTTAGAGGTAAAAATATGTTTGACGCTGTCGCTGGCATCTTTGAAATCGTTCGAATCTTTTGTCAAACTGATCTCTTCAGGAACCCAGAAAAAACCTCTAGCAGTCTGTTCTAGTTTTGCTAATTTGTTGTACTTTACTTCCTCAAATCGCTGGACAGTGACTGGGCCTGCAGGATCTAGAAACATCTTGCGATTAAGGTAGTCTGTTTTAGTGTTTAGATTGTATTGTTGTTTCGACATTTATTTTTTCCTTTTACAGTAAGCCAGGTGTCAATTCTCTTAATCGTCGCGTATTGAAGTAGCTTCGCGTTTCTGCCAGCATCTCGCCAGATTCTGACAAAACATACTGATATCGCTTGTATAGCGTATTGTCATAGGCAAAAAATTTACGCATCTCGTCTACGCTGTCGAACGTTTGCATAGTTTGACCTGGACGTTCACTGTCATATATCGTAATAGTGTGACCTAGTTTGAACAAACGTTTCCATAGTTCATATGCATCGTCACTAATTTGCGTGTCGCTAAGAAGTTTTATAGAACGATTATTATCCTTTAGGATACTGTCATACAAATCACTGGCATATGGCGCATGTCCTTTAAGTTTTGGATTTTTACCTAGTGCGTTTACCACTAAGCCTTGTGGACGAACCGACAGTTCTACGCCTAAATCGATACGCCCATTACTTTCATACCAATAATACTTAGTTTGTTTGCCATCGATTTTCTTTAGATTGTTACCCAGATCAATTACTTTTGATCCGCTTCTAATTCTGTCTTTTATGTTGTATTCTACCATATCGTATATGTGAAATGAACCAATGCCCATTGGCATTTCTGTGAGCCACGTTTCATTGAAATCAGTTCTACTAGTTGTCATTTTTATTCCTACTTTCCACTAGCAAGTACTATCTTACATATGTGGTTCAATCTCTCAATATGTTCATATGCACGCCATGGACTAGAATCAATTGCTACGATACCATGACCTTTGATACCGACGATATCATATGCTATGTTACCTTGCGCATCAAGGTCAAGTTTTTCATGTACTTGATCTGCCAATTCTTGACTAATAGGTGGCACATCACCAACATTTGGCGCTACTTTAGTGTAACGAGATAGCTCTGGGAAATCTTTTGCTAGATCAGCTAGCTGAATACCAGCATGCATTGCAGCAATAATGTATGTAGGATGAAGATGCATCACTACTCTTACATCCGTGTTGTGTTGGCCTAACTTCTTGAGCAAACCAAAATGCATAGGTATCTCTCCGCTAGGTTTTAGATTTCGTGAGATATCAGTATAGTCAGCAACTGTCCAATAGATACGATTCATAGGTTGCTCTATCAATTTGATCTTTTTGAATTGATCAGGCTGTAGAGTTTGCTTTCTAACGCCGCTAGGAGTGATGAAGAAGTAGTCGCGATCATAGTTACGAATAGAAACATTACCATCTCTACTAGTAATCCAATTTCGCTTGTAAGCGTCTACTAAAATATCACAGATTGTTTCTAGCATATTACTATCCTAAAGCTTACATGAATCACAGTCCGAATCATCTTCAACCTCAATAGATTGTTGTAATGGCTGTTCTGGCTCATCGACACTCTTACTTCCTGACTTAGAAATCAAGCTGTAGTAAAACGATTTAATTCCCCACTTGTGTGCTTGCATCAGATTCTTTGCGATCAGAGTAGTAGGTACTTTTCTATCAGGAAAATGAGCCGGATTGTAGAAAGTATTAGTGCTGATGGATTGATCCACATAAGCAGCAAGCACTGCGGCAGTCTTCAAATAGCCTACGCAATCCTTTTGCTCCCACATCAACTGATATTTGTTCTTCAGTCTGTGATATTCAGGGACTACTTGAGTCAATGATCCAGCCTTGCTTTCTTTAACAGAGATCAGTGACATTGGCATCTCGATACCATTTGTGGAATTGATGACTACAGAAGAATTATGGGACACGCAGCCATTTGGTAATGCATAAGCTCCACTGCGAGTTGTTATATCATAGGTGGGTACGATTTCTAGTTTACGATTTATTTTTTTGATTTTCATTTATTTTCTCCATTAACTCTTCGATTGTGATCGAGCATTTCATTCTTTTGCTACAATTTTCTTCAGTCAAAACCCATTCTAGATTTTCATGATGCCCGATTATATCAGGATCTATACCGTTTAGAAAGCCCTGCATTTTTGAAAATCGGTGATCCACTTGGTATTCACCACGATGTTTGCCTCTTTTTCCAGGGCATGCCGGTATTTTTTTCAACGAATTCTTAGTTACTCTATCAACTCTTGCCGAATATCCTTGAAGTCCTTTATGCAATTCTTCTGCTAATTTTCCTTGTTCTCTGAAACATGAAGATTTTGATTTACGTCTTCTTTCATAGATTTCTAGACCATTATTACCATATCTATCTAAACAAAATTGCAAACTAGAACTATCTTTCTTTTCATTAATCGACTGCATTATTCTTTCAATTTCTTCTTTTGAATGATTTCTGGACTCATAAAATTCTCGATGTAATCCAGAATACATTTTTTGAACTGACGATATCATTTTCATGGAATCTTCTTTAGAATATCCACGCTTCAGCCAAAAATCAACTGTACATCTGTTAGTTTCTCTTTTGTATTTTGTGAAGCCTGCTAGATCATCTCCCCAGTAATCACTATAATTTTTGTGAAATCTATGTATAAACTTATGTCGTTCTCGTCCTTCTACTTCCCCGTGCAATTCAATACATCTTTCTAATGACAGAGAAGTCTCGTATTTCAGAGTTTTTACTTTATCTCGCGCTTGCTCTTCGGTCATTCCTTTTTTCAGCCAATAAGAAATATCATAGGTATTTGGTTTATTTCTGCGATATTCTGCTTGACGAATTTGCCAGGTCTGTCCATACTTTACTCGAAAATACTCTTCACTATTTGCCACTGATGTATTTTCTTTTCTAAATTCAAGCCAAAGTTTATATCTCTCAGAACAATACTCTTCATCAGTGAGACCTTGTACATATTTCAAATATCGACCATCATGAACAAATCTAAACACTGCATTCATGATGTTGTCTCTGTTCTTTAGAGAAAGTTGATAAAACTCCGACAAGTCTTCGGTAGAAACTGAACTCAAGAGTTTTGACAGTTCTGACAGAGTTTTGGCTCTTTGTAAGATTTTCTTAGGCTGGGATCTCGGTTTGCCCAAAATCACCAACTTCAACAACGTCGTCTCCCTCTTCTAATTCCCAAACTCGTAGCCACTGTTTTTCTCCGTTTCTGTGTACCAGTAATTTATGATTATCAGTAAGCTTTACAATAGATCCATCTTCGAATTCTAGTTCGTTGACGTAGGCTAGACCATTATAGTAAATATCAGTGATAAAATCTTCTTTTCCATCTGGACCGACTACTGAAATCTCCGAGATTCGATGATGACCGACAAGATTTTCAGATTCGATCCGTGTCCAATCTAAGCCTGCTCGTTCACACAATTGATGAAAATTTGGCAATGACCCATCGATAGTATTTATCTTATCTTCCCAAGAATGACAACTTTCCACCGGTGCAATTGCCATGAGTGTTGCATTTCTGACACCATGTTGCTTCATCTCTGCACGCAAACTTTCCCAATCAAGTTCTGGAGTAAAGTCTGTTAATTCATTGACTCCCTTTGCTCTGAGTTCCCACGGGAAAATACCTTGTCCATAGCGTGTCCGATCGCTATGCAAGCACTTTCCGCGTTCTTTAGCAAGTTCAACGGTAGCTTCAGTCAAATAATATGCCTGAGCTTCCATCCAACTCTTGACTTCTCGTAGAGCATCCGTTTCACCGTACTTCAATCCTCTCTTAGCATGCCAATATGCAAGATTAGTCACGCCGATTCCCAGTGGCTGAATCTCGTCGTTGCTTAATTTGCTTTGAATGCTCAAGAAATCCTGATAGTCAAGAATGTTGCACAAACTACGTTGCAAAATGCGGCAAGCTCGACGCATATCTTCGGGGTTTCTAAAACTTCCCCAATTTATGGACCCGAGGGTACAGAGGGCGATTCGGCCCTGATCATCATCTAGTCGCTTGAAGGGCTTAGTTGGAAGCAAAATTTCCAGACAAAGGTTACTTTGATAGATCGTATGATACTCTGGATCAAACGGACCCTGATTCATCACGTTATCAATGAATACTAGATAGATTCTACCTGTGTCGGTTCTTTCCTTAAGAATTCCACCCTTGAATACATCTTCTGCATTCATTGTCTTCTTACGCAAATCCTTACGTTTTTCGTATTTGCAGTAAAGTTCTTCAAACTTCGCGCAATTTGTATAAAAAGCTTCGTATAAGTCGGGAACTTCGTTAGGATCAAAGAAGGTGATATTTTCACGGTTTTTGAACCTTTTCCAGAAGAATGCTGATAGCACTACGCCATAGTCCATATGACGTACTCTTGTTTCTTCTGTTCCCTGATTGTTCTTGATGATAATAAGATCGTCGAACTGATAGTGCCAGATAGGATAGAAGATCGTAGCACTTGCGTTACGTATACCACCCTGACTGCAACTACGTAGATCACCAAACCATTTCTTTAAGAATGGCACCATACCAGTATGCATGACTTCTCCACCTCGAATAGGTGATCCTAAAGGACGTAGTCTGCCCACTTCTAGACCAATACCAGCACGTTTGCTAGCATATTTTGCCATCATTTCTCCTGACGCAAAAATACTATCAAGATCGTCGTCTGATTTGATCAATACGCAACTACTAAATTGCTTTGTGGGTGTGCCTAGTCCCGCTAATACAGGAGTAGCAAGAGTAAAAAGACCATCACTAGCTGCGTGATAATACTCTTTGATATATCGCATCCGTGCTGCATTAGGTTCTTCTTTATGGAATACTGTCGCGGCTGCAATCATATATCTGACCTGAGGGGTCTCATAAATCTGCTTAGTTGCACGATTTCGAACCAGATATTTTTCAATTAGCTGCTCAATCGCAGCGTAACTGTACTGCTCGTCCTTCTCATGATCGATGATTTCTTCCATCTTGTTCCAATCTTCTTCTGAGTACCATTCTAGTAGTTCAGAAGTGTAAAGACCAGACTCGACGTTTGTTTTTACAATTTCAAACAGTGCTGGAGGTTCGTATTGCCCATAAACGTCCTTTCGAAGCATAGATAGACGTTGTTTTCCTGCAACATATTGATAGTTTACATGTCCCACATCTTGATTGTTCTCAACATCAATAAGATCTACTATCGCACGAAGAGTGATTTCATCGATTTCGCGAGTGGTAATACCATCATAAAAATGTGGCTGGGCTTTGATCTCAACCATGGATTGACTGACATCAGCAATACCTTTGCAGATGTTTGCAATTTGAGCTTGCCACTTTTCGACAGTCAACAACTCTCGATTACCTGGAGTGGAGTAGTGTCAATTTTCTTTACAATAGTAAAGTCAGACAGCTTGATATTTAACACTGACTCAGGCCAGTAATTAAGTATATATTTTGCGCCGTCTACCAACACTAGTACCACTTGTTCACCATTATCATCTTTAGCGATGGCTAAGTCAATGCGGCAAACACCCAGAAATAGCAATGTGTAGATCATACCTAGCCCACGGGCATACGGGCAATACGTATTGATATGCAACAAGTCCCATGGATTTGGCCACTCGTTTATCAAGTCAGGATGTAAATAATGCTCGACAAAAGGAACTTTTTGCCAATATCTATCGACTTCAATGCATTGTTCTTCGAGGGACAGTAAATCAATTTTTTGCCTAAAAGAAGCCCATGATTGCAGTCTAGACTCGTAAGAACTTAAAAATGGGTTCATACGACGCCTAGCTTATTGTTCTGTATTTTCAATATTTTGAGCAGGCTCGGTTACTGGGATTTCGGGCAATTGAGTAAGAATAGCTATAGTTTCAGCTACCTCGTGATATGGTCTTTGCATAAGATAAGACAATGTGGCCCGTAAAACTTCTTCAGATATAAGATAGTATTTCATAAATTTTTCCGATATGTTACGAAATATTTAACGTGTTTGCAAGACTTGAAGTATTTTTTGCTAGCTAATAATTAAATCGGATTGCTAGGCCAATTCACTATAGGTTCACTCGGACTAGACGTTGCTCCCGAGACCGTAAGATTTCTGGAACCAATAATTTCAATCTCTGGACTATCGCGTCCAATATATGGGGAATAAAATACCAGAGATGCTGGGCGCACTAAAAGAGGACTCAGTCCGGCAGCTAACATGGCAATTTCTGGCGCATCGAGTGCAACATTCCAGATTGCTGGATGCGCAATTAAACCAGTAGTTCCTTCTCCTGTGAATAAAGCTCTGACCATTCCAACGCTCACACGATTTATTCCAGTAGGAGTTTGACTAATAGTTTGTGATCCTTTGCCTGTACCATTAAGATAAACATCACGACTCGTACTAGAAGTAGCAACGCCGCACGCAGAATTCCATACGTTCGCAGTGATGGTGTTTGATGATACCGCTGCGTTCTCGGCTACGGCCGTTGTCCTACACAAAAAATTAAGACCAAATCCGCTTCTAGCACGCAGCCGCCACCAGTTGTCTGCGTTAGATTGCTGAATAGAAAACACCGTGTTAAAAATTACAGCACCCGTAATATTAAACCAGCAATGCATAGTAAGCGGAGTAGTAGTTACAGGAGACGAATCAACCTGTAAATACGTTCCGGTTGCTTGATCAAACAATCTAGACATGTACTATATCCTATGAAATAAAAATTTCTATCAATTAATATACGTTACGTCTACTGCTACAACTAATGCGTCACCAGCCATGGTATCACTAACGTTGGCCGCTTTTCTTGCAATCTTTAATACGCACCAGTCACTAGTTGCTATGCCGTCTACGTTTGACAGATTGGCCGAAATAGAATGTAGCCTTTTACCAGTCGTGCCTAAGTGTGTATCCAACATTAACGTTTCTGCACCAAATGCCTTTGTGGTAATATCTTGAGTATCAGAGTTTGGCGTAATACACGCAAGAGATGCTCCCCAAACTACGTTTCCTGATGACGCAGTGCTTGCGTACCATTGAATATCCACTTGAACATTACCTGCGCTGTACTCGTCTGAGTTAAAATTAAAAAACACTGCTTCTTCTGTATTTGCGTCAAACGCCAGAGAATTGACTGGAAAGTTAGTTCCAGATACTGATTGATACGTCGCATAGTTAGCACTAGGATATGTTGCAGAGGCAGGAAAAAATTGTATTGCCTTCACTATGCCAGTAAGATTAATTCCATTTCCATAATAATAGTTTGCAATTACGTTACCTGTTGTAATATTAGCAGTTACCGCCAATGAAGATAGCGTACCTACTGATGTGATATTAGGTTGCGCGGCATTAGTAACAGTGTTCGCACTTTGAGCTATAATCGCAGTCAATCCACTGCCATTACCTGAGAAAAAGTTAGCAGAGATTAAGTTGGCTCCAGTGATATTTCCACCTTGTCCATTGCCGTAAAATGCACCATTACCAATAAAATAATTTGCCGTCACGTTTCCACTAAAAATACCAATGGTAGCGCCTAGATTGCCGACGTTAGCATTACCCGTAACTGTTAATGAAGACAAAGTGCCTACTGAAGTAATGTTTGGCTGTGCCGCAGTTGTAACGGTACCCGCTGTTGTTGCAGATCCAGCACTCGCTGCATAAGTTGCGTTAGCAACAGTTCCGGTAACGTTAGCACCAGTTATGGATGTCAGTGCAGCGCCATTGCCGCTTACGTTTGTGAATACTGCATTAGTTGCACCTATGTTACCAACGTTAGCATTTCCAGTGATGTTAGCGGTACCAATTACATGTAAGTTTGATGTTGGAGTAGAAGTACCTATGCCTACATTACCGGTAGCAAGAATTCTCATTCTTTCATTCGTGTCTGTAGCAAACCTAATATAACCTTGAAATAGTGTAGCTAGTGTAAGATTAGACGGTGCAGCATTAGTACCATGAGCATCAACACTAAAAGTTCCAGCCTCTCCTCCTATTCTACCATTTAACGTTCCAGTTGAATAGAATACCATAAGAGAGTTATTGAATAGAAACTCACGCTCGCCGTTTCCCGCAGAAAGCCAAATATTGCCAGCAGAATAAAGGTTTATATTACCGTTTTGTACAGGAATAGAAATGTTACTAGTTCCGTTGGCTAGTATCCCCATGAAATTACCGGCAGTGACATTACCGGTCACTGCAAGTGATGACAACGTACCGACACTTGTTATATTTGGCTGTGCTGCCGTCGTTACAGTTTCTGCGGTAGTCGCAGAAGAAACAGTACCAGTAACATTTGCACCAGTTATGGCTGTCAGTAATGCGCCATTACCTATAAAATAATTCGATGTGACTGAATTGCCTAAATTCGCACTTAGTAATGCGATAAAGGTGTTTGATTGAATCACGTTCGCGTTAATCAAATTTCCGCCTGATCCGGATCCTAATGTCACATTATTGGATACACTCAGATTTCCTGTTACATTAGCACTGTTGCTGGTCACTACAAGCACGTTCGAGGTGCCTGCTACAGAGACGTTGACGTTACCATTTGCGGTAACAATCACATTACTTGTGCCGTTTTCGATATAGGTGGGTGATGTTAATGTGATATTACTTAGATATCCACCGTCTCCAAAATAAAAGTTAGCTACGACATTGTTGGCGCCGGAAATATTTGCGTCAGCACCACCGATGTTGATTGAATTCTTGACTGATAAAGTGTCAGTCGCCTTGTTGAACGTTAGGTTGCTTGTAGCACCTAACACATTTCCATCATTGAATTGAATTTGCGTGTTTGATCCTGCAACCGTATTCACGAAACTCAAATTGCCTGTTCCATCAGTCTGCAAGACTTGGCCCGATTGACCACCTGTTATTATCAGGTTTTCAACCGAGCCAAGGTTTGCATGAACGTTGACCAACAGCGTTTGAGCTGTAATGTTTCCGCCGGAGTCGATAACATTGGTTAGGTTATCGACCCCGACAGAATAAGCACTTGCATTAAACGCTTTTAGTCCCATCTATCTTACATCGTCCTGTATTGAACTGTCCATACTGTGCTGTTACCAGTAGTTGGTGTTACATAAAGTACAATGTTAGATCCATTGACTCCAGCAGTTAGAGTTCCTGGTGAGCTACCAATGAACACTGTGCCGAAGATACTGTAATCAACATCTGCACCATTTGTTACCGCCTGTACAGTTTGTACACTGTATTTAGCAGTACCATCAACGCCCTTAACAAGATATTCAACTACAGTTGCTGAATTGTGTGGGAATGAAACCAACGCTACGTTTGAAGTAGCAGTAGTAGTTAATGTTGCCCACGCAATATGCGTATTACCAATGTTGACCTGGTTGTTTGCAGTGACAACATTAGCAGTTGCTGTATTTACCACATTGACGTTACCAGCACTTACGTTTGCAGTAAAGACGCCGTTAGTTGCGCCCAAATTGCCTACGTTAGCATTACCAGTTACACTCAATGTACCGCCAGTTGACAGGTTGCCACCAGTGATTGTTTGAGTTGCAGTGATTACACCAACAGTGTCAATATTGCCACCAGTGATATTACCAGTTGCATTCAACGTACCAGCAACGTTTACACCCGTACCAGTTACTACAGCAACGTTTGCGTTACCAGAAACACTGATATCAATGTTTCCACCAGCAACTGGCATTGATATGTTTGAAGTACCATTTGCGAGTGTGCCAATGAAGTTACCTGATGTAGTGTTACCAGTGACTGCCAAGCTGCCTAGTGTACCAACACTAGTCAAACTTGATGTTACGACACTCGACGCCAGCACTGTTCCAATCAAGTTGGCTGAATTAGCTGTTACTGGTGTTGTACCAGCAGCAGTTAACTGACCTTGTTGATTGACAGTAAACGTTGAGATCGCATCGCCTGAGCCGTATGAACCAGTAGTTACTGCTGTATTACCTATGCTGAATACAGTACCGTTCAACACCAATCCTGTACCAGCAGTGTAAGTACCAGCACCTGAGAATTGTACCCAATTTACAGGACTTGTACCAACTGTTGTCACTGGATCAGTCATTACCCAACCAGTATCGTTGTAAGTGGTTCCATTCTGTACGAATGTAAAGTCACCACCTGCCATCTCAGTTGGAGTATTGAAGTCAGCAGCGCGAGTCAATACTGTTGAGCTTGTAACAACGTAAATACCGTTGTGCGCAGCATTGGCTTCGTTCTTGACCAAGATTCTGTTAGTAGCAACTGCTGTGACGTTACCGTCAAAGAAGTTTGCACTAGTGAAGTCACTTGTTCCGCCAGTCAATACGAGGTTTGCACCAACACCAGCTGTGCCGTTGTTGTAAGCAATCGCACCACCCGACAATGTAGCAAGATTTGCAGTTGTTGCTGCGTATGACGGAGCGTGAACATGCAATCCTTGTGCAATACTGTCAACGTATGCCTTTGTGGCAGCGTCGCTAGCAGCACTTGGTTCAGCAACGTTGCTGATACGGACGTTAGAAACGTCTACGACACCGATGCCTGCTGGAGTAAGAGTAATGTTGCCATTACCTGAGCCAACTGTCAATGTGATACCAGCACTTGTCAAGCTGCGGATACTGTCAGTTACGACGTTACCATTAGCTTGGACATTACCACCAACAACCAATAAGTTAGTGATAGAGCCGTTATTTGCACCGATATTACCAACAATGTTTGCATTTCCTTGAACTTCTAGTGACCCAACATTTGCCAGATTAGTGACTGACAAGTTGTTACCACTGACGTTACCAGTTGCGACTACATTGTTGCTTGCATTCAAGTTAGAAACATTAGCATTACCCAAAACAACAAGAGTGCTTGTTGCCTTGTCAAATGTCATATTAGCATTAGCGCCTGCTAACCCACCATCATTGAATAGAACTTGTGTGTTGCTACCTGGAACAGTGATGTTACCAGAGAAGTTACCAACCAAGTTACCAAAGAAGTTTGGAGCAGTGACATTACCTGTTACGCCCAATGTGCCACTTACGTTAGCACCTGACCCAGTTACAACAAAAGTTGTATTACCTGATGCAGTTAGCGAAATGTTGCCGTTTGGAGTCAATGCAATATTGCTATTGCCGTTCTGTACGAGTGGTGTATTCAATGCAATGTTAGCATTAATTGTATTGCCTACGATGTTACCGATACTGTTGATATCAGTAATGTTTGCAGTACCATTAACTTGCAAGCCAGTCAACGTACCAACAGATTGGATATTTGGCTGATTGGTGCTTGTCAATGTGCCTTGCAAGAAGTTTGCAGAAGCAAGATTACCAAGATTTGCATTAGCAGCAGTCAAGTTACCAGTGAATACAGCGATGTTACCACCGATGTTTCCAACGTTAGCATTACCAACAACATTCAATGTACCTGATGCTGACAAGTTACCAGCATTTGCTGTACCATTAACTTGCAATGAAGTCAAGTTACCAACTGAAGTGATGTTTGGCTGTGCTGCTGTTGTCAATGTACCAGTGAAGAAGTTTGCACTGATGAGATTTGCACCAGTGATATTACCACCAGAACCTGCACCTATTGTAATGTCATTAGCGACATTAACATAGTTAGCTTCAACCAAATTGCCCAAGTTTGCATTGAGTGCTGAGACGTTGCCTGCGAAGACACCAGCTGTTGCACCAAGATTGCCAACGTTTGCATTACCAACAACTGACAATGTTTGTGAAGAAACAAGGCCTGCTGTTACGATGTTACCACCAGTAACGTTACCAGATGCAGTGATCAGACCAGCAGTACCTAGATTACCGACATTAGCATTGCCAGAAACACTGAGAGTTGCTGAAGATACTACACCAACAGTAGTGATATTACCACCGATGACGTTGCCGGTAGCTTGTACGACACCGCCTGTTGTTAAGTTACCGCCCGAGACGTTACCTGTTGCAGCAACCACACCACCTGTGTTGATGTTTGCACCAGAAACGTTACCTGAAGCAACAACCGCAGCAGATGCATTGATATTTGCACCAGAAACGTTGCCCGTGGCTTCTACATAACCACCTGTCAACAAGTTACCGCCAGTGACGTTACCTGTTGCAGTGATGAAACCACCAGTACCTAAGTTACCAACGTTGGCGTTGTTTGTGACGCTTAATGTTGAAGACGATACTAGACCGTTTGAAGCTACGTTCGCAGCAACGATGTTGCCGCTTGAGTTCAATGCATTGACGTTAGCTGTACCAACTACCGTGAATAAATTGGTGTTTTTGTCAAACGTGAAGTTTGCTGAGCCACCAAATGATTCGTCATCGTTGAACTGAATCGCTGTATTTGAGCCGCCTGGGTCACTTAGATCCCATGCTGCGCCGTTCGCATACAATAGATTGTCAGTCTTTACTGCGCCTGCTTCGACATTACCAGTTGTGCCAATTGTGTTGGCTGAGAATGTTGCTACGAGTGCGCCTGCGACGTTGACAGATACGTTACCACTTGCTGCTACTGTAACATTACTTGTTCCATTAGCAATCAATGATGTGTCGATACCAGTTAAGAACGCGCCATTACCAGTAAAGTAATTGGCTGATAGATTGCCGCTTGCGTCACGTACAGCAACTGTGTTTGCACCTGCTGCTTGATCGCTATTGAAGCCGTCTAACAAGTCAGCATTCAAGTTTGCAACTACAGTTTGTGAAGTTACAACTAATGGTGCTGTGCCGTTAGCTACGTTCGATATCAATCGTGATGCAGTAACATTACCTGCTGTGTTTACGTTAGCAGCAACTAGATCGCCTGTGGCGTTTAGTGTGCCGGCTACGTTAACACCTGTGCCAGATACAACTAGTGTTGAATTACCAGCAGAAGCAACTGTTACATTGCCATTTGCAACCATTGATACGTTTGAGTTACCGTTTGCTAGTGTACCAATGAAGGTGTTAGCAGAGATAACGTTCGCACCAGTCAAGTTACCGCCGGTACCGCCGCCAATGTTTGCACTGCCAAGAACTGTTAAGTTATTAGCAACTGTGATATAATTAGCAGTAGCTAGATTACCTAGAGCAGCATTGCCCGAAGTAATATTGCCAGTGACACTTAATGCATTAGCAACACTTAGTGTGTTGGATGACTTGTTGAAAGTCAACCCTGCTGTTGCATTTGTTGTACCAGTGTCGTTGAATAGAACATCAGTATTTGCGCCAGGTGCAGCAAGTGTACCTTGAATATTACCGATGAACCAATTTGCTTGTACGTTTCCAGTTACTGATACGTTAGCTGGGAAACTTACATTTCCGTCGAGTGCTGCAATAGTGACGCTTCTGTTATTGCTGATTAAAGCAAGATCAGATGTGCCGCTATTTACGTTTGCAACGAGTACGCTGTTCGTGACAGCTAAATTACCTGTAACATTAGCGCCAGCAGTGCTGACAACTAATACGTTGCTTGTGCCACCAACACTAACAGCAAGATTGCCGCTAGATGCTAGTGCGATATTCGATGTACCAGCAACTACGTTGCTGGTGTTGACAGTTCCGACAGTAGCAGCAATTACGTTGCCGATATTACCAGAACCATCAATGATCGTTGTTTGCTCTAAGTCGCCTACTGAGTAGCCGCCTACAGAGTTGAGTGGTTTTAATGCCATGTGTGGAGTCTCCGTTTTACATGTTTTGTTTTTCTTCTATCTAATACAATCTATTATGGATCATAAGCAGTCACCATTACCTTTGTTGTGATCACATTGGCCTGTAGTGGTTCAAAATAGAGCACTACCTGGTCCGGAACAATGATGTTGCCAGATACATATTCGATTGTATAATCCCCCGTGAATCCGTTTACTTCTAGCGTGCTGGTTTCGTTGTAACTCAACTCACCACCAATTAACACTACAGTAAACTTGTTAATTTGCCTCTTGTTTCCTGCAGGATCTGTCGATACAATTACAAAGTCAGCGCCCGATACGCTGTTAGCTTGTAGTGATACAATTGCCTGCTTGCTAGAAGTGCTTGTTGTTACAATAAACACTTGTTGCGTAAAAAATCTATTTATGCCAGAACCCATGGCCAGTACGTTGGCCACTAGATTTCCAGCTATTGTTACCGTGTTAGTTACTTCATTGAACGTGAAGAATGGGCTTCCGCCAAACACGCCGCTATCATTGTATTGAATCTGAGTGTTAGAACCGCTGGGCCCGCCGCCGCCGCCATTTCCATTGTCAATCCATTCTAGATTTCCTAATCCATCAGTAGATAGAACGTAACCATTTAATCCACCACCAATATGAATATTGGCTAAATTACCTAGATTTACGTTACCTGACTGAGTGAAGTTGACATTTCCACTACCATTCAAATTGCCAGTGAAATTGGCATTTGTGTTAATCCATAATCTATCTGCTGTGATTAGATTAGACGCAGATAAATTGCCACCGTTTATATTGCCGGTAGCTTCAATATTGCCATTTACACTTAGGTTTGATAGAGTGCCTAGGCTGGTTATATTTGGCTGTGCATTATTTGTTACTGCTGCCGCTAATGGAACAGAACCAATGATGTTTGGGCCAGGTATATTGGTAAGATTGATGCCACTACCTACAAAGTAGTTAGCAATGACTGCGTTGCCTAGATTGGCACTAGCTGCATTGACCGTTAATCCAGTCAACGTACCTAAGCTAGTTATATTTGGCTGGGCTGCATTAGATACAGTCTGTGCAACCGTGGCATTACTTGCAATACCGGTAAGATTGCCAACAAACGTCTGTGCTGCAACTATTTGCGCATTTAGTGTGTTACTTGTGCCATCAAATGTCAGCGTGGGTGATGCGCCAAAAGAGCCGCTGTTGTTCCACTGCAACTGACTGTTTGCGCCACCAGGAGAACCATTGCCTCCGCCGCCTGTCTGAGCGGTCCATGCTAGATTACCTAGACCATCAGTCTGTAACACATAACCGTTTACACCGCCAAAAATCTTTACATTTGCGACATTACCTAGATTTGCTGTAGTATTGACTTGTAGATTGGCAACAGTTAAAAGATTAAGACTGCTGTTAAACGTGAAATTTGCGCTAGCCGCAAAGTTGCCGTTGTTGTTAAATTGAACTTGAGTGTTAGATCCAGCTGCACTGACTGTCAGTGGTTGACCGTTAGCATACAAATAGTTATTTGCATAGACATACTGAGCCGTAACGTTACCTGAGGTAAAAACGTTAGAGACAACATTTCCGTTTGCGTCAATTACGGGCCTAGGTGGTATATCGACGGTGTAGCCGCCCTGCGAATTAAAAGATTCTGCTGCCATCAAAATTTCCGTTTAGTATCACTTATTTATGTCTAAACGATGATAATCAGGGGCGGTAGTATCCTTTATGTTGTTTTTTTCTTGGCTTTGATTTTTTCCACAAACGCTTTATATTTTTTGTAAAATATGCTTCGTTTTATAGCAGATTCACCAGCAGGAAATCTGCCTTTAACTACTTTGCGTGCATATTCGTATGCGTATTCTGGATCACTTGCTATCTTTTTTTCTGCTTCTGGCCATCTGCCTTTAACTATGTTGCGTGCATATTCGTATGCGTATTCTATATCACTTGCTATCTTTTTTTCTGCTTCTGGCCATCTGCCACGGATTATATTTCGGGCGTACAAGTACGCCCATTCTCGATTTTTTGCAATAGCTGCTTCACCAGCAGGAAATCTGCCACCTATGACATCTGCGGCGTAATCGTATGCCCAACCGGGATCTTTTGCAATAGCTGCTTCACCGGCAGGAAATCTGCCCTGGATGATCGTGTCGGCGTACTCGTGTGCCAGTTTGGGATCTTTTGCAATAGCTGCCTCGATCTCAGGCCATCTACCTTTCAGAACTTTTTTTGCATAATATATTGCATGATCTGGATGTTTTATTAAAACTTGTTCCGCCTCAGGCCATCTGCCTCGTACACGCTTTATCGCATATTCTGTGAGTAATCCCAAGCTGTGAGGGTCTTTCAAAAGCAATTTTTCTAGTTCTGGCCAGCGTTCTTTTTTATAGCTTAATGTGTAATAAAAAAGATCCCAGAGTTTGTCACTATTGCGACTTGCTGCTTTTAGCATAGCCGATTCTCCGGCTGGAAATCTTGCTTTGTAAATTTTACCTGCATATGGCAAAGCTTTCTTACCATCGGTGGTGATGGGTTTACCGGGATCGGCAAAAAGTTTTTTCAAAACTGGATGATCGTGTGCAAAATGTTTTATTAGCGTGGCTGATAGTTGACGATCTTTTGAATTCATGAACTGTCCAGACGGGAAATGAAACTGATATTTTTCGCCATTTTTATCGCGCCAGATGTACAGAGGCCCTTCGCTATGATATTCGCTAAACAGGTTATCTTGTTTGCCGGCAGTACACCATTTGGTGCCACTGCCTAAAATGCAACTGGCCTTTTGTGTTTTTGGCACAGCCAGTAATCCCAGAGGTCCGTTGTATAAAACTGTTGTGTTTGGTGGCACCTCAAAAGTCTGCTGTGTTTCGGGCGCAACTTGTTGCGGCGCTTGCAGTTCTACGTTATAGATTCTATCCATTGCGTCTTCTAAAGAATGGAAGTCGTATCTATTGATATCTCGTTGTTCTAATCTGGATTTTGCATTGATGAATTTTTCTAGTACGTCTTTGATTCTTGGTCTGTCTTCTAGTCGGAACTGCTGTTTGTTATACTGATTTGCTAACCAGAGAGTGTATTGCTTGTTGGGGGTTGGATCCATCTCTTCTAGAGCAGCAAGAATTTGATCGACATCAGTGATGTTTTCTCTTTCAGCAGATGCCAAGAGACGAGACCCAAGATTCTTGGCTGTGATGTCTCGTTTGTACTCGATGAGAAAATCTCTAGATCTCATGGCCATTTACCACCGACGACGTTTTTAGCGTACAGGTATGCCCATTTGGCATCTTTTGCAATAGCTGCTTCCGCTTCAGGCCATCTGCCACCTATGACGTTTAGAGCGTATCCTAATGCCGAGTAGGGATCTTTTGCAATAACTGCTTCCGCCTCAGGCCATCTGCCACCTATGACATCTCGGGCGTACCAGTATGCCCATTGAGGGTCTGCGGCAATAGCTGGTTCCCCCGCAGGCCATCTGCCGACGATGACATACATGGCGTACTTGTATGCGTCGCCGGAATCTTTTGCAATAACTGCTTCCGCTTCAGGCCATCTGCCACGTATGATATCTTTGGCGTACAAGTATGCCCATTCGGGATCTTTTGCAATAACTGCTTCGACCTCGGGCCATCTGCCACGAACGACGTTTCCGGCATACCTGTATGCCCGTTTGGGATCTTTTGCAATAGCTGCTTCCGCTTCAGGCCATCTGCCACGAATGACATCTCGGGCGTACTCGTATGCCCATTCGGGATCTGTAGCAATAACTGCTTCTGCCTCAGGCCATCTGCCACGTATGACATCTCGGGCGTACTCGTATGCCCATTCGGGATCTTTTGCTATTTCTTTTTCTTTAGCAGCGAAGAGCTTCTTGAGAACTGGATGTTTGGTTCTGAAATAGTCCATCTGCTCTTGGCTAATAGGTTCATCTCGCCTATCCATAAACTGAGTGGATTCCCAATGAAATTGATATTTCTCTCCATTCTTGTCTCGCCATATATAGAGAGGGCCATCTTTGCTACAAGATTCAAATCGATTGTCTTCGTTGCCGGCAGTACACCACCGGGTGCCACTGCCTAATTCGCAACTGGCTTCTTCTGTTTTTGGTATAGCAAGAAGACCTAAGGGACCATTGTACAAGACTTCTGCCCCTTCTGGCACTTCAAAAATACCCTCTTCTGATGGGGCGTCGAGTTCTACATTGTAGATTTTGTCCATCTGATCTTCTAGCGAACGAAAGTCATATTTGTTGATGTCTCGTTGTTCTAATCTGGATTTTGCATTGATGAATTTTCTCAAGGCATCTGTTATTCTTGGTCTGTCTTCTAGTCTAAATTGTTGCTTGATGTATTGATTTGCTAGCCAAAGAGTGTATTGCTTGGTGGCAGTGGGATCCATCTCTTCCAGTGCAGCCAAGATCTGATCGACATCTGTTATACTCTCTCGTTTGGCCGATGCCAGTAAACGAGACCCAAGATTCTTAGCAGTTATCCCACGTTTGTACTCGAAAAGAAAATCTCTAGCTCTCATGGCCATTTACCACCGACGACGTTTTTAGCGTACTCGTTTGCCCAAACGGGATCTGTAGCAATAACTGCTTCACCAGCAGGAAATCTGCCGCGGATGACATCTCGGGCGTAGTAGTACGACATTTTAGGATCTGTGGCAATAGCTGATTCGCCCTTAGGCCATCTGTCACATATGACATCTAAGGCGTACTCGTATGCCCAACCGGAAGATTTGGCAATAACTGCTTCACCTTTAGGAAATCTGCCGACGATGACATTCATGGCGTACATGGATGCCCAATGAGGGTCTGCGGCAATAGCTGGTTCCCCCGCAGGCCATCTGCCACCTATGACATATCTGGCGTAATGGTATGCCCATTCGGGATCTGTTGCAACAGCTGCCTCGCCCTCAGGAAATCTGCTACGAATAATGTGTTTGGCATACTTGTATGCCCATTGTGGATATGTTGCAATAGCTGCTTCACCCTCAGACCATCTGCCACGAACGACGTTTCCGGCATACCTGTATGCCCAATGGGAACTTTTTGCTATAGCTGCCTCACCCTCAGGCCATCTGCCACCTATGGCATCTTTGGCATACCTGTATGCCAATTCGGGATCTGTTACTATTTCTTTTTCTTTAGCAGCAAAGAGCTTCTTTAGAACTGGGTGTTTGGTTCTGAAATAGTCCACCTGCTCTTGGCTAATAGGTTCATCTCGCCTATCCGTAAACTGCATGGATTCCCAATGAAATTGATATTTCTTTCCATTCTTGTCTCGCCAGATATAGAGAGGTCCGCCTTTGCTATAATACGCAAATCGATTTTTTTCGTCGCCGGCGGTACACCATTTGGTGCCTTTGCCTAATTCGCAACTGGCTTCTTCTGTTTTAGGTATAGCAAGAAGACCAAGTGGGCCATTGTACAATACTTCTGCCCCTTCTGGCACTTCAAAAATGCCCTCTTCTGATGGTTTGTCGAGACCTACATCGTAGATCTTATCCATCTGATCTTCTAGCGAACGAAAATCATACTGATTGATGTCTTTCTTTTCCAGACGAGACTTCGCATTAATAAATTTTTCGAGTACGTCTTTGATTCTTGGTTTGTCTTCTAATCTGAATTGTTGCTTGATATACTGATTTGCTAGCCAAAGAGTGTATTGCTTGGTGGCAGTGGGATCCATCTCTTCCAGTGCAGCAAGAATTTGATCGACATCAGTGATGCTTTCTCTTTCAGCAGATGCCAAGAGACGAGGTCCAAGATTCTTGGCTGTGATTTCTCGTTTGTATTCTCTAAGAATTTGATAGAATCTCATGTAGTTATTTATGAGATTTTATCTAGATCGATGCACTACTCGATACAATATAAAATCCATTTTTGCTGGCCACAATCCCAAATTCTATCGAATCCACGATCTTGCATAATTTCCAATTCTGTTTTGCATTTGTCAGCTCCACTTTCAACAAGCTTATATTTTGTGAAACTGTAACGATGCAAGCGTTTTGAATAATCTTCTACATACCAATAACTTGGTTTAGGAATATCTTGTTTGCGAAATCCCAGAGTTTGATACAAGTTGCCAGTGCTCCAGCGCAAATCAGAAAAACTTATAATTTGTGTTGGATTATAAGTTTTAATGAAGTGTTTCAGTAGTTTGCTTGCGCCACCTACCACAGAATGTTCCGTGGTAACATAACGAACTAGTTCCCAACTATCATTCGAATTCAGTGACTTTCTACCGCGTCCGAAAGTCATTACAGCATGTATTTTGCCAGTTTGGTCTAATAATCCATATCGAACTATAGCGCCAGTTTTTCCTTGCAGATGATATTCATTTAAAAAAGTGGAAGTATCTTTACTATTCAATTCTACCACCTTTAAAGAGCGGGCGTAAACTTTTCTAGCAGACATCTGAAATATATGTCTTAAACGTGACTTTACTATCTGTTTTTTGAACGTCCACTCGTCAGAAAATATGGTAATCAATCTCCAACCTAATTTTTCCACCAAATTCATTTTATTTTGATGATAGTCTTTAGTTTTACCCGAACTCGCTTCGCTATGCCAGTATAAACCACAATATTCTACGGCAATTTTATGATCAGGAAAAAGCATATCTAGTTCCCATGGGTTTATAAGAGATCGATCACCTTGCTTACCAGTGATTCCTAAATCTTTAGTAATATATTCGAAAACTTCATTTTCTTCGTTACTGCGCCACGAAGGAGTAAAGGGATCACATACATCGCAACGTAAACCCACTGAGTGATAAAACTTTTTAGTTATTTCTGTGTCACATTTATTACATCTAAATTTGAAACTATGCGCATTTTTTTGTACGATTCCCTGATAATTATCGACAGACGTTAAAAGAGTAAAGCCATATCGTTCATCTACGTATTTTGCAAATCGATCTCTACCTTGAATTAAAAAAGAATTATTATTTTTACGGTTTTGAAAAGTTTCTATTGCTTTTTGACGCACAGAAGGAAGTTGAAGAACTGTTTGAACTCCCCATTTATTTTGAACTGTTTTTTGCGTCTTGGCAGAATTGTTGTAATTTTCCTTGCCCCATTTGGCTAGTTTAGTAGCTTTATTTTTTTCTGTAGCATTTTTTACTTTTTCGGAATCTTTGTAAAATTTCTGATGTGACGATTTAGCTTGCAAAAGTTGTCCCGTATTCATTACTCCCCATTTTTCAAAATTGGTTTCTTCGCGCTTTTTATTGGATGAAGCAATTTGTTCGGGAGTTAATCGCGCTTTGGCTCGTTTTACTGAGGCAGAAACGCTTTTTCTTGCACAATCACACTTCGCGGCGCTGCCACAAAATCCCCAGCCTTGTGATTTACCTCGCCAAATTTTGGTTTTTCCCAACGAACAAACATTAGACTGCTGATGAATCGCGGAATAAATCATTTCTGCGGAATTGATGCTTTGAATTTTAGTATTGTCTACCACCCATTCCCATAGATTTGATCTGTTTTTAATCATTTTTACGTAGTTTTTTGGATGATCCGTGATCAGTTTTTGTATGTCTGCTTTTTCATTCATATGTGCTTCTCTTGACAAATTACTTACATCACACTATAATATACTTAACAAAATTAGTCAAATAAAAAGAAAGGGCACCGAAGTGCCCTTTCTAAATCGAACCTCGAAATAAGAATAATTCTTATTGGAAGGTCAAATTTTGCACGGCTATTTCTCCGACGTAATCGGCAGCATTGCCGAAACTTGAGGCCGTGTTAGTGAGTTCGATGTAGCCGTAACGTGTCATGAAGCTTACGACTGGTTCGAAGGTGGATGGATCCAGTACAACACCGCTTGACATCAATGGGATGTATGGGCAGTAGAACGCGGCAGCGTCTGTCTCAGATGAACCCTTGTAACCAACCAATACTGGTGTGGTGTCTGGGGCATATGAGTCAACGAATACGCGCATTGCACCGTTCAAAGTACCAACGAACTTAGTGTTAGTTGGGGCTTCGAATGTACCTTCAGTTGTGCGAGCAAATGCTGAAGTTGTTGCTGACTGTAGAACAGTCAAAGCTGCTGAACTTACAACAGCCCAGTTACCAGCACCGCGACGAGTGCGCTGTGCGATCAAGTTAGCAACACGGTTGATTAGAACAGCTAGAGCAGCGTGTTCGTCACCAACGTATGTGGCTGTACCTGAAACAGTAGCCTGGTTGTATGTGAATTCAGTTGCAGCAAGAGTGCGTAGTGACAGGAGAATTTCCTGGTCAATTTCAGCCGTGATTTCTTGTGCGAGAGCAGCCATAATTTCTGCTTCGACATCGATACCGTGCTGTGATTGCGCATCTTGTGCAGCTTCAAATGTCCAGCGAGCTTGCAACTTACGTGACTTGGCTTCAACAGCCTGACGTAGAATCTGAACGCTGATTTGCTTGCCGCCATTGCCTTCAAGTGATGCAGTATCTGCACCAGTGTAGAAGTCAGATGATCCGACATCGCTCTTTGTGCGAGAATATGCCTGAGCAATCTTGAATGGGCTTAGAGCTTCTTCACCAGCAACAACAGAGGTCTGTGCTGCTGAATTGTCAGTCAATGAATTCGCATAGCGAACACGTAGTGTATGAATCTGACCAACTGGACCAGTCATTGGCTGAACGCCGACTAGTTCGTTAGCAATAACTGTTGGCATAACACGACGAATAACTGGCAGAATAACGCGATTTAGAGTTGCGATATTACCAGCAGTTGTTGTGCCTGCTGAAGATTCCTTCAGTAGTGCCTTACGTGTGTTCTCAAGAATCACACCCATCGTTGAACGACGATTGCCCTTTAAGCCTTCTAGTAGGGCTTCCCTGGTTTCGTCCCAACGGCTTTCTAATAGTACTTTTGACATTCTAATATCTCCTAATTATGTCTATTATAGCCCTGCCAGACGCTTCAGATCGATCACATTGTTTGAATCTGTCTCGACTTCAGCTGGTACTTTGGCAGTTTTGTTACCAGTAACTTCAACTACACTTTCAGATAGAACAGCTTTTGCTGCCTTCTCTGAACCTGAATGTAAAACTGCTGGCAAATACTTGTCGAAAGCGAACTTTAACTTTGCAGTTTGTACGCTTTCAAGCAAAGCTTGCATTACTTGAGCTTTCTCTTTGTTTAATGGAGCTAGGAGCTTTCCTAGTTCCTTTGAACGCTGAGTTGATTCTTTGATAATGCGAACTTCACGATCCCTTGTTTCTACTAACTTTTCTGCTTGCGCGATCTTGTTAGCAGCTTCAGCTAGTTGATTTTCCTTCTGTGCGAGTTTCTGGACTAGCTTGCGAGTCTCTACTTTATCGTTTAGATAAGTTGTTGAGAATTCACTTGCAAATGCTTCGAATAACTTGCGACCGAAGTTGTTTTCTCTAGCTGCTGTAATATCTTCTTTAAGCTGTGATAGCTCACCCTTTAATTGATTGGTAACAATTTGATTCAGTCTCTTGGCACTTTCTGTGACGAATTTAGCCTTGAGAGCTTCCAATTGTTGACGACCCTCAGCAACTAATCTGACTCGGGCTTCAACTACTGCACGCTTGTCCGTTGAGAATTCTTTAATCTCACCGGCAAGTGCGTGTACGATGAATTTTTCAAGCTTCTGTTGGTGTTCCATCTGAAGCTTGCGATCAGCACGCAGTTCGCGAATTTCTTCAGCCAATTTCTTGACCATGAAATCATTAAACTTTGTGGCGCTCTCAGTGAGCTTGATCTTTGCCGTTACGCGATCTTCATTCATTGCCTTTCTTTCTTCATGAAATTCTGCAATTTCAGTCGAAAGATGGTCTGTTACCATTTTATCTAGAGCTTCGACCATCACGCTTCTGTCATGCTCATATTTGTGTGCAAACTCTTCACGGAGTTCTGCACGAACTTGATCACGGGCTTCTGTCAACTTTGATTCCCAAACTTTGTTCAATTCGTTTGAGACATCTTCATTAATTAATCCGCTGTCAAGTAGTGGTTTGATAGCATCTAACATTATGCGTTCCTCTATTTGATTTTAAGTTCCGTGATGAGGCGTTTGACTTCCTCAGCTAAGAACTTTTCTACTTTTTTGTTGCCTCTAGCATCTCTGGCAATATCCAAAACTTTATGACCGTTCTTCATATTCATGAGACTTTCATAAATTGCTTTTGGATATGCGTTTGGTGCGCTAGGTTGAGCAACAATATCGACTGTGATTATTTCAAAATCACTTACCTTTCCGTCCTGATCGTTGACATTTCCTGATCCACGACTGGACACCCCTAGTTTTACGCCTGATTCCAACATTGTTCGGACTAATTGTCCCATTGGAGTAGGCAGAATCTTTAATTTTCCAAATCCGTTTGGACCATCCATCCACATGCTAGTGATCATGTGACTGACGCGATCAAGATTGATCTTAAGATCATCTGGATGATCAACTTCGCCTAGAACTGAATACCCTTCTTGAATCTGCTTGTTGAGTGTACCAACTGCTGTTTCAATTTCAGAGACGGGGTAAACACGCTCATTTGCGTTCTTTACCCCGCCCTGAATAAATATGCCCCTCATGTAGAGGGTCTTCAGATCCCCATCTTCCTTGACTGATTCGACCACGATATTAGCGCGGTCGAATGTTAGGTTTTCTCTTAGATACAAAGCCATTGTCCCAAGTTATCTCTATTAGCCTTTAGCCACTGGGCTTTTGCGATAGGCAGATGCGTCTTTGGTTACTGGCTTAGGAGCAGCATTTAAGGCAACCTTTGCTTTGCCACCTGGAACGTTCTTGAAAGAGCCTGCGCCTGGAACTTCTTTTTCACCCTTGGTATAAGAATTGCTTGGTGCTTTTGGACCATTAGGTACAGCTTCGTTATGACCAGAGAATTTTACTGGTTTGCTGTCCATACCTTTTGCGCCTGAATTTGCTGCTACAGTGCTTCTTGTCTGTGAGCCATTATCGCCATGATGTACGGCAACTTTTTGAAGTTGGACTGCTTCCATCACTTCGTCTTCGTCTTCCGTGTCTTCTTCTTCTTCTTCTTCTTC